GAAAATGACAAGCTCATCCTGCACCTTGAACCCAGCAAACCCATCGTCTGCCATTTTTTCTTGGGCTTGACGCTTGATCACTGCAAAATCTGTTTTGTCTGATGCGTTTTTCTTGATGCTCTCGACAGCTTCAGCAAAATCTTCTCTAGTACCTACCTTGCCGCGCACAAAAACCGGCAAAATGCGAGCGCCCTCACCGAAAGGCGGCTCATCCGTATCTGATCTGTAAGATCGACGGATATATTTCTGCGTGTAACTGGCATCAGGGGATAAATAAATACCCGGCCCTAGTTTTCCCTTTGCTGAAGGACGCAACTGGGCAAATTCCCCAGACTCAGAGTCTCCAAATTTATCCGTCGCGTGGTAATACACCGTATCGGTGTCAAAACCAGCCTTTTGAGCCTTCGCAAGACGGTCTGCGCCCTTCGCAACGCCTCGAATGGCCCTCGCAGCGCCTCCAACGACGGGAATTACCCCCACACCCTGAAGCGCCGCTGCCCCATAGTTACCTTCGCGCAAATTTTCCATCAAACTAGGCGATCTTGGCCCTTCCATAACCATCTCAGCAGTGGAAACACCCGCTGCGGGGAACTCTGGGTACTCACCCGTGATGTCAATCATGCCCAAAGGGTCTGCAAAAGCCGCCCCGATGTTCGCAAGTTGGGCTGGGGTTGGGCGAGCCACGTCTTTGGGCTGTTGGCGACGGTTCATTTGGCCTACAGGCTCGTCAAAAATGTCAACTTCACCGCCGTCAGCGAATCTTTTCTCAAATCTGGCTCGTATTTCAGGGTCGCCCATCGTAGAAACCCGCGCTGACACGTCAGCAGACGAGTTTCTGCCTAAAAGATTGGGAAAACGCTTCTGAGCACCCAAACTGTACTGGGTTTCACCCTCGTCTGGCCGATAAGCCATCACGTCAACGCTCGAATCACGGCCCAAAGCACCCTCAAAACGCTTTGAAGCCACGTAATCGTCGCCCATCCGCCGGATATTCACCGGCAAATTCAAACGGGACACGATCTGATTAAAAACCAGCTTGTCATTCGGGTCTTGAGAGTCAGCAAGCGCAACAACTTGAGATATCGCAGCTCCAGTGACCCCTTCCATACCACTAAGAGCCTGCACAACCTGACTTTTGACCATGTCTTTCGCCTGCTGCTCAAGCGGATCGATGTATCGACCACGAACCATTTGCTCAAGACGGTCTAAATCACGATCACGGGTCGAGCCAGTGACGGGAACGCCGAATATGTCGATATCATCAAAACTGCTCATCGGATGCGCCTAAACAAGTCCATTTCTAAGCTTCCCACACCACCACCGCTGTTAGCGTTGGCGTCAAAGCCAATATCATTCATCAGGCGAGCCATTTTCATGGCTTGCAGCTTTTTATCGCCTTGCATTTTTTTGCTTTTCATCGTTTTAGGCTTTGAGCGGCCAAAACGAATCATGTCTGCATCGGAGACGCCACCTACCAAACCTTTCAGAGCGCCCATTTGGGACAAATACCGTGCCATGTCCTTTCGTTGAAGCTGTTCGTCAAAAGCCATACGCGCATCACTCAACTCAGGGACAGGTTCGCGGTCTCTAGGCGAATAGTATCGGCGCATAGCGCCATACTCTGGGTCTTGAATTACCTCAAAGTATTGGTTTCGGTCTGGATCGAAGGTAAAACCAAGCTCTTCGTACACTGGGTCACGAAATGGGTTGTCAAAAATGTCGATATCGTCCATGCCAGCCATTACGCAGCCTCTCGTTGGCCGTCAAAGCTCTCTTTCAACAGATCAAACCACTCGTCAAGAGTGATAACCGCTGTCCGAGAGTTATCTCGCGCCATATTTTCGTTAATCGCGTAAAGCGGCAGGCATACCCTGATCGCTTTGTTGTTGAACTTGTATATCAAAACGGGCGTGTTGTCGCCACAAGCCGCACAAACCTGATCCCACCAAGCTGGTGCATACCACCAGCCAGACTTGTACGCCTTGCACTCGATGGCGTGATTGGGAATCTGGATGTCACAAAGATCAGCGGTTTGATACTGGTCGAGGTTACGCTTGCACTGGAAACCAAGGGTGTGTTGATCGGCAAACGCATTGATGCGCTTCACGATGTCGCGCTCGAATGCCGCACCCTTGTTTCTTGAATCTGCCATCGGGCGAGTTTATGCGAAAAAAAAATAGAAATAAAATTTTTGCGGGGTTACCTTTGCCGCGATCCTGCGATCAAGCCCTGCTCATCCATCCCCAGATTTTTGTTCATCCCGCAAAAATCGGGTGGGTAGGGTTCCTACCTTTTGGCATACACATTTTTGAATACTGAATGCGCCAAACCTTGCTATAGCTATCGCGCTCGCCGCGCTCGCTATATAGGGGTGTACGGGGGTCGCGCCACAGGCCGATCTCTCAGGCTTTTTCCGACCCTATAGGGTTCCTACTGCCGCGCACGGAATCGGCTGAGAGGCGCGTACAGGCGCTCAGAGAGAAGAAAACCAAGGTCGCGCAGCCTAGCGGCCTAGACGTGTGTCGCCTCTGAGCAGGGCGGGCCAATACAAGTAAGTTAGTGCTCACTAACATAAATGCGTAAGCCTTTGTTTTTATTGGCTTTTTATCCTATTTAACATAATATCGGCATTTTTCCGAGATTTTGAGGGGCTGGGCGGGAGGCGGGGCCAGAACGATGTTCGTTCTGCGAGTACATCAAACCGACGAGGTTAGTAGTCTTTGTCGCTCATCTCCCCGTCCACGCCCAGCAGCTCGTTAAGCCGGTGCTTGATGTCTTCCTTCGTCATCTTCTGCAAATCAGCGTTGATGTTCAGGTTCTGACTGCGGTGGATCGTGAGGCCAGCGAGCTGGTTCAACTCTTTCACTGCGCTAACCGCAGCGTTGTACGCTCCCGTCTCGAATGAAGTCTCGGCTATTTTCCACAGCATTGCTCCCGTCTTCTGCGGTGTGATCGCGTACTTCTCACGCATCTCATCCTGCTTGACCCGCACCGCTCGCGTGACCTTTGGGAAGTCGTTGCCGTTGAGCATCTTGGTCGCTGCGCTCGCAGGAAACGAGAACCCTGCTCTCCGCGCTGCTTCCGTCTGCCCACACGCGCCTTCCGTGTAGTGCCACACGAAAGCCGCTTGCATGTCTGTGATGCCAGCCTCTTCATCTGCAAGGAAAGCCTTTGGCGTCTCCACTAGCTGCTTGCGCTCTTTTTTCGGTCTACCCGGCTTGCGCTTTACATCGTCAGCCATCCGCTCTCCTTCAGCTCGTTGAACAACACCCGCGCCTCTTTCTCCGAAAGAGGCGCTTGCCCTACGCTCTCGCGTTCATCTGCATTCATCATAGCCCACTGCCTGAAGTTCTGCTCTTCGCTCGCGTCATCGTCCCACTCAAACTTTTTCATCTCGCTCTCCACAACCGTCAGGGTACGAGGGTGAGGGTACAGCGTCTCAAACTTTTTGAAAAACCTATACCCGTATTCCCTACTGCCTATAGGCTATATACTATTATTATTATTATTATTAAATAGTAGTACCCTACCCTACCCTGTTAATAACTACATACAAATCAATCACTTACACCAAGTGCAAGCAGGGCACCTTTCAGGGTACCCTTAAAACTCTTTGCTCCAAGTGCCACTAAATTTGTCGGCATTGCCAACTTCTACCTTTGTGTAGTCCAAGTCGTACACTTTTTTACCGTTACTCTTGCGCGGTTCCAGCCCGTGGGCTGCTAATACCCTGCTCGCATCCTTGATATCAGGCATCCTTGGCTGGCTTATTCCGAGGTCTCTCAGCAGCTTTGTCATCTGCACTGGCTTGGTCTGGGTGCTGGTGAAATGGACGTGCTCAAGGATGAGGTCTTCGACGCTAGACTGGGTGCGATAGTATTCATTCGAGTCCTGCAACATCTCTCGCTGCTCATGGTTTAAGTACCAGTCGGTGTTCGTGTACAGCGTCTCTTTGACCTCAGCCCAGAGCTGTTGCATATCGATCCCGTGGTTTGCGTTGATGGCGGTCACAGGCACGACCCAGAAGCGTCGGTTGCCGCTGGTATCGGTCAAAAACTCACGGGCGTTGACGGAGGCGTAGAAGGCCGTGCGGCGCTGGTAGGTTGTACTGGCGCGGTCATAAGGTAGGCGCAGCTCGTCGCTCTTCTTCGTGACAAACGCCTTGAGCTGGTCGATGTCGGACTTCTTGAAGGTCGATTCAATCTCACCCAGCTCCACAATCCAGTGGCTCACTGCCTGCTTCACGCTGTCCTTGTCACTGGGGTTCAGCGTTGCACCCTCCAACAGCCAGCCGTTCTCGTAGTCGCATAGGCGCTTAAACCACAGCGTCTTGCCCAGCCCTTGAGCACCTTGGAACACCAGTATGCCCTCAAGTGCCACGCCATTGGGTTCACATGCCGCTGCTACGCAGGAAACCAGCCACTTAGTCATCAGCATCTCTTTCAGCGGCTCGTTGCTGCTGGTGATGGTTGCTAAGAACTCTTGCAACCTGCTCCTGCCATCCCACGGCTTGCTCTCCATCCACTCCTTCACAGGGTTGTACTCCCGCGCCAAGAGCTTGAGGTAGTCGCGCACCTTCATGTGTGGTACACCGATCTGGATGCAGCGATCCTCGATCTCAATCAGCGCAGACTCGTCGCGCATATCGGCAATGAAGTCGGTGTGAGGGATGATGATCTCCATGTTCTTCTTGATCACGTTGTAGCGCACATCGATCTGGTTCACCGTCAGTACACCGCGCACATTGTCTTTGGTGTTCAGCAGCCGTCCCTTTTCCGTTTTGTTCCAGTCGTATTCGACCGGCACCTCCACATGGTTCAGCTCAGGCATCAACTCACCCTCGATGGCGTGGTCGTTGTAGTCGCCCTTGCTCTGCGGCATCAATACCTCGGCCTGAGCACCGATACGCCTCACTACCTGCGCGGCTTTAATCGCCTCCTGTTCGCCTGTCTTTGAGTCATCGAAGTCTGCGATGAAGACGTGCTTGGCTTGTGGGAAGTAGCCGCTGATGGTTTCCGCGACTGGAGATAAGTTAAAGGCATCGAAACAAACCACGACTGGCTGACCCAGATCAGCAAAGTAACTGGCCCCTGTTGCGTAGCCCTCGACGTAGTTAATGGTGTGCGCTTGACGCATCGAGCCGGGGTCAATGACAAAAAAAGATCCCTTCTTCTTGGTGCCGGGGAGAAACTTCTTACCGCCTGCGTCATCAATGTACTGGAGTCCTGCAATCTTAAGCTTGGCATCGAGCACTGGTATGACCAGTCTGTCGCCGTCCTGCCGCAAACCGTGGCTAGTCACGCCCTTACGCTGTAAGTATGGGTTATCGTCTGTGGCTTCTGGGTAGCTATCCCACAGCTCTTTGGCTCGCTTTGCAGCCTTGGCTTGGCGCTCTTCTTTTTCTCTTGCAGCCTGCTCACTGAGCTGCCTGATCTGTTCCCGCTGCTCTGGCGTCATCTGGTGGCGCTCTGAGTTCTCAGGCTTCCACTTTGCTATCGGCTCGTCGTTACTGATCGTGCGGTCACCGCACCGACCAAACGGCACCTCTTGATCGAGCCAGACCTGATACCAACCAACA